AAACGTAGGTCTCTTGTTCGCCGGTCGTCGGGTTGGTGCGCGTGCCCATCGTGTCCGCGGTTCTCTGTGTGGACTCGCGGGTGATCAGGTCAATGGTTTTCCCGTGGACCGCGTCCACGCGGGCTTGGAACTCGGCGAGATCCTTCTCGGCCTGGGCCTTGTGAACCTCGATTTCCGTTCCCTTGGACACGGGCACCTTGTAGATGGAATCGATGTACGCCTCGACAGCGTCCTTGTCCACACCGTGGGCCACCGCGTTGTCGATGATCTGCTGCCGCATGTCGGCGTACTTCTGTTTCGCCGAGTCGGTGGCATTCTCCAGGCCGCCATTGGCTTCGATGACCTTTTCCATGCCGGTGACCTGCCCGATGAGCTGGCCGCGCAACGCAACGGATGCCGCGGACATGTCCGTGATTGACGTTGTCGTGAAGTGGACCTTCTTGCCGGTCTTATCGATGTGGTCACCCATGTTCGCCAGCGACGAGTCAAAGGCGTTCTGCGCCTGGGCTGCGGTGACGGTTTTGCCGTTCAGCTCATCCCACGCCATTTTCAGCAAACCGGCGGCGTCATTCTGGAGCTGCATGGCCACGGTCTGCTGCTCCGTGGACGCCTTGGCTTGATCCTGTGCTGCCATGGCCTGCTGATACATGGTGGAGCTGACGCCGAACATGGACGCCTGGCCTTGGATGGCGATGGCCTGGGCTGACATCGCCCCCGTGGTTTTGTCTGTCGCGGCTTTGATGTCCTCGTTCTGCTGCTTGGACTGGGCAATCGCCCCGGACTGACTGTTCAGCGCACCGGTGACGACGTCGATGGCGCTTCCCATCTTTTTCTGGGCTTCGGACTGCACCAAGGCGTGACTGGTCGAGGAGATCACGTTCTGGGTGTTGTCCTCCTGGAAGGCTTTGCCCCGCTTGACCGCGTCGTTGACGATGTCCTGTGCCCCGGCAACACCCATCAGGGAGTCCGTCAGGACGGTCTGGGAGATCCCAAGGGTCCGGGCGGCGTCGTATGCCCCGGCGTCGGAGAGGGCCTTGGCTGCCTGGAGCCGGACGTGCTCTCCGAGGGTGTCGTTGTCGTCCTTGAGTGCCTGCGTGTAGGAGTTCAGGGCGGCGGTGTTCTTCTCCGTCCCGAGGGAGCTGGCGGCCATCGCGATCCCGACCCCGGCAATCACCGCCGTGAGGATACCCACGATGGGGATGGCAAGGTTCGCCGAGATCCCGAGGAACGCCACTTCCCCGCCGGCGACTTCGGACGCGACACCGAAGAGGGAGACGGCGGTCCGGGCAAGGCCGAAGGCCGGGGCAATGGTGGTGGCCGTGGTGACAAGACCAGCCAGGACCGGCAGCGGGAGTCCGTTCAGGACGTCGGTGAGCCCGTTGAGGAAGCCGAGGACCACGGGCCCGAGCGGGGCGTACGCGGCCAGGATATGCCCGGCGAGGGTGACAAGGTTCTCGATCAGTTGCATGGTCGCGGGCAGGTTGTCCATGGCGTACTGGATGAACTGGGTGAACCCGTTCGTCCCGTTGAAGGAGAACAGCCAGGTCACGAACTTCTCGAGTTGCACGGCGCCGAACTGGATGAGCGGGTTCATTTGCTGGAGCCCGTCCAACACCCCTTGCAGGGCGGTACCGCCCATGTGCCCGAGCTCCGCCGCCCCTTCGGCGAGGAACTGGTTCAGGAACGGCATCCGGATGTTGGTTTCCGCGACGACGTCGTTGAACGCGCCGAGCATGCCGTTCGCCGAGGACTGCGCCAGTTCGGACAGGTTGGCTTTGAGGGTTCCCAGACCGGCGGAGTACGCGTTTCCGACGTCGGTGCCGTCCTGCATTTCGTGTTTGATGCCGGCGATGGCGGCGATACCACCCAGTGCCATGCCGCCGAACGCCACACCGAGGCCTGTAGCGGCTGCGGAGATCGCGGCGACCGGGCCGAGCAGGGCCGGGGCGAGGGCGATGAACACGGACAGCGCCGACGTGTACCCGCGCTGGGAGTTGGTGGCCTTGTCCGCGGACTTGGCCTCCACCTCGTTCGCTGCGGCCTGCTCCAACGACTTGCGGGCTTCCTCGGCCTTGGCCTTGTTCAGGGCCTCGGTCGCGGCGAGGAGCCGCATCTCGGAAGCTTCGGCATTCCGGTCCGCCCGGGCCGAGGCTTCCGTGGCTGCGGCGACTTGCAGGTCGGTGCGGCCACGCTTCTCCATGATGGCCGTAAGGCGCTCGTGCGCGATGTACGCGGTGGAGGCCGTGTTGGCGGCCTGCCTGGTCGCGGTCTCGACCCGCTGCTCCGCGACCCGGACGGAGTCCAGCTTCGCCACAGCCTCGGAAACGTTCGCGTCAACCTTGATTGTCGGATCGAGGGACCCGAGCTCCTTGGCTTCGGCCTTCGCTTCCTCGGACTTCCGGTCCCATTCGGACTTGTCGATCGTGAGTTTCGCGTCGATACTGCCGGTGGTGGTGGGTCCTTCGCTGGCCATGGGTCACCCTTCCGTGGGGAGCGGCTTTTCTTCGTCTTCGGGGCGGGTCGCATGCCAGAGCCTGGACTGGGTTTGGAGGAGCCCGTTCACGAGGTGCCGGAACTCCAACCAGGAGAGGTGCTCGCGGTGGAGGCGGATCCCGTATTCGGAGGCGAAGTCAGCGACGATCAGGGCCCAGTGGGTGAGGATTTCTTCCCACGTGACCGGGGCGCCTTCGTTGCGGGGCTTTTCGTAGTACTCGTAGAGGCCTGTGGCGGGGTCGTAGGCTCCGCGGCCGGTGGGATCTGCGCCTGAATCACCGTCATCAGTTCCTTCAGGATCTCTTTTGGGACCCCGTACTCCCACACCGCCTCGGCGGACTCGCGCCCGTTCTGGAAGTCAGCCAGCGCGGTCCAGAGGACACGGTCGATCATGGCCGGCGGGACACGGTCGTCCATCATTTCCTGGTAGGTGTCACCGAGAAGCATGGGGATCAGTTCGCCCCATAGGACGGTGCCGTTGTTGGATAGGGCCTGGGTGAGCCGGACACCGTCCGTGAGGGACACCTGCGGGAGCGTGTATTCCTTGCCGCGCAGGGGGACGACGAGGGGGCCGATGATGTCTTCGAGGGGGCGCAATGCCATGGCTGTTTCCTTTGTGAGTGTGGTGTGAGTGGTGGTGGTGCAGGTGGCGGCCCCCACTCACGAAAGGCCGCCACCTGGTCTTGGGCTAGGCCCCGCGGACGTACGTGAACGCGGCCGAGACGCCGGCGGCGTTCGTGACCGTGATGTTCGCGGCACCTGCCGAACCGGCGGGCATGATCGCCACGATCAGGGAGTCGGAGATGACCGTCCACGAGGTGGCGTTGGTCGCACCGAACTTCACACCGGTGGTGGCGATGGTGCCGGTGAAGCCGTTGCCGGTGATGGTGACCTGGTTGCCCACGGACACGCCCGAGGGGGTGGCGGAGGCGATGACCGGGACCGCTGCGGCGGCGTACGGGTTGCTGATCGCCGAGAGGACGCCGTCGATGGTGAAGGACATGGTGACCTCTTCAAGGTCGGCCACACCCGTCTTGCTTTGCTGCCAGTCCACGAGGGCCCGTCCACTGTAGGCTTCCGGGGCGCCGTTGCGGTCATACCAGCGCACGTACACGCGGGCCTGGTCCCCGAACTGGAAGCGGGTCTGCCGGATGAGTTCCTGGCCCGGGTCGAACACGCCGCTGTTGGTTTTGCGGTTCGCCTTGGCGACGATCTTGGACCCGGTCATGGTCTTCTCGAAGTTGGAGAAGCCGTTGGAGTCGTAGTCGTCGGCGGGGACGAGGGTGGGGGTTTCGTTGGGGGACAGGTCGGTGATACCGGCTACGGACAGCCAGTTGGTGTTGTCCGCACTGACCTGGAACTTGAAGCGTCGTGCTAGCGACGTTGACATGGTGCCTCCTACGGGGCTGATTTTGGGTACAAAAAAAGCCCCACGGATTCGTGAGGCTAGAAGGGGGTACTGCTATTCTTGGGTTACTCACTTACACCTAGCACCAACTAGGCGGGTGCAGATGGTTCTAGGCCGATGCTTAGGCCATCAGGCTCACGGCACGGCGGAATTGATCAGCCGCACGACCGTGGGCCTTCTCTTTTACCAGACCCCGCCGTCCGGGCGGTTCACGGTCGGGGGCGAGTCGAGGTCGGCGTAGAAGACCTCAACATGTTCCCAGCGCTTGTTGGCGTCCTGCACGATCGGGACACTGTTCTGGTGCAGGATCTGGATGATGTTCGCCGTGCCCATGGGGGTGTTGGTGATGCCTTGGAGCAGGTCCCGGACCGCGGCGGCCGTGTCAGTGGAGTCCCACACGTCCCCGGGCGTCCCCCGGAGGTGCGCTTCGAGGATGCCGCGCTCCATCGGGATCTTCGTGGCCAACGTGATCGGCGTGTAGTTCAGGACGATGCAGCGGTCCGGTGACTGTGGCCAGCCGCCGAAGACAATGCCCCGGTCGGCAGGGTCATACACGCCGCTCGGTTTGTAGAGGGCGATGCCGTTGTCCGAGATCATCTGAGCGAGCCCGGTAAGCAGGTCTTTGACGTAGCTCATATGACCCTCATTCTATGACCTTGCCGAGTTCCTCAGTGAGGATCTCCAGCACCTTCGGCGTCTCTGAGAGAACGGACGAGGTGAGGTAGAGCCGCTGCCCGACTTCGTGGCGCAACAGCTCGTACTCTTGATAGCGCGCATAAGGTCCCTCGTAGGTGACCTCTGCCCCGTGCGGCCCTGAGGTGGTGTGCGCCCCTGCCCGCAGGTCGCCGGTCTCAAGCGGGGTCCGTTCCACGGCGACCCCGCGGAGGTGCTCCATGGCTTTGAAGGACGCTGCCGGGATGGCGGCTATGACGTCCTCGGTGATCTGGTCCATGTGGACACTGAATGTCTCGCCCATGGTCCCTACTTCAGGTAGATGGCGGAGTGGTCGGGCAGCCCGAGGCCGGGGGCGTCGTTCACGTTCTGGTTGATCACGTGCACGACACGGTCCCCGGTGCTGGAGGGCACGAGCGTCCCGGAGTCGGTCAGGGTCAGGGACGGTGCAAGCGATCCGGGGGAGGCGATCGTGATCCGGGAATCCGGGGTGAACTTCGCACCATCAGCGACGGAGCAGTAGAACGTGGACTGGGCCACGACCTGCTGGCCGGTGGAATCCCGCACAAGGACCGTCTTGCCTTCCAGGAACCCCTGCACGGTGGCGGGTGCCTGGTAGACGTCCCCGTTGGCTCCGGTGCCCAGCCAGGTCTCCGCGATCACGGTGTGGACGAAGAAGTCCTCGATGCCGCCGCTCACCCGTAGACCCAGACGTTGGAGGAGAGCAGGTTGTTCTGTGCGAGTTTCCGCATGGCCGCGGGGACGAGCCCGTTGAGGGCTGCTTCCTTCGCTGCTGCTGCTGCGGCTGCGTCGGCGTAGGACAGGTGTGCGGTGCCGATGGACTTCTGTGAGGCGACACCGGCGGTGATGATCCCACCGAGGTTCGGGTCGATTCCGAGGGCAGCCCATGCGGCGGCCTGGATGCAGGTCGCGTCGTTGAGGACCTTCGCCACGACAGGGTCGGTGGCCACGCCCGTGACGGGGTCCACGGCGTAGTACCCGCCGAGGGTGGCCGAAAGCACCATGGAGGTGGCTTCACGCAGCAACTGGGTCGCATTGCCCGGGGCTGCCGTGCCGGTCCAGGTGGCGAGGTCCGTGGGTTGGGCCAGCATGTCAGGGACGGGGAAGTTGCCGAACAGTCCAGCCATGCCAGCCTCCTAGGTTTGGGGTGTGGGCGGCGCGGTGAGGCGCCGCCCACGGTGGTTACTCTGCCGGGGGAGCCTGATCCGCCGGCGGGGCAGGATTGGCCGGGTCCGGGTTAGCGGGCGGGTTTTCCGGGGCAGTCTCAGATGCTGCGCCGAAGCGCTCGATCAGGTCCTGTTTCGTCAATGCCTCGGCGTCGTCCGGGGTCAGGCCGTTCTTCACGGCCCAGCCCACCCACTCGACCTTTTGGGCGTTGACGTTTGGGCGGGACTCGGGAAGCGTCGGGACGCCCTCGGGGCGGTCTTCCTCCGTGTAGGGGGAGCCGTCCGGCTGGACGCGGCGGATGTGGCCCTTGGCGAGCTTGTCCACCACCACCTCGTGCAAGGGCAGGGCGAGTTCGTACACGCCGCCGCCCTCGCCGAGGACGAACACGGTAGGGGCGGTCATCGGCGGTTCACCTTGAATCCGGTAACGGTGCCGGTGAACGTGGCCTGCAAGTCAACGTTCACGGAACCGTCATTCTGGAGGAACCGTGCGGACTCCAGTGGGCCGATGAACACGGTCGCACCGGCGCCCACGGAGACGGTCAGGTCACCCTGTCCGGAGGATTCCGCGATCGGGAACGTGCCGGCCCGGACGATGGCGTTCAACGCCCCGCCCGTGGTGTTCTTCACCCGCAACACCAGGACCTCGGGGCGGGTGCCGGTGATGACGTGACCGTTGGTCGCGTCGGCGGTGGTGCCTGCCGGGTCCGCCACGGACGTGGCGGCGGTCAGGTCGGTAACAGCTACAGCAGTACGTGCCATGATCTATTGCCTTTCCGTTTAGGAGTTGGTGACGGTGACCAGTGCGGTGGCCAGGAAGTCGGGGCGGACAAGCTTGCCGCCGTACAGGGCGAGGCCCTTGACGGCGTCGGCGAAGCTGGACTGCGGGCGGAACGCCTCGACCTTGTTCAGCTGCTCGGCGAACGTGTACGCGGCGTTGGTGCCAGCGATCGTCGCGTACTCCGAACCGGACGTGTTCGGGGCGTTGTTCGTGAGCTTGATGTCAAAGCCCGCGGCGCGGCCCACGAGGCCGTTGCGGAGCCCCTCGGACGTGCCGGATTCGTTGACCTTCACGAACCGGGAGTCACGAAGCAGGGCGCCGTGCGCTTCGGGACGGACGTTGACCCAGCGGCCCTCGGTGGGGACGTTGGCAAGGTCAAGCTGAACCTTCAGCGGCACGAGGACCTTGTCGTAGAAGTCGGACGGCTTCGTCAGTGCGGCCACCGAGATGGAGCCGAGCTGGTTCGCGGTCTGCACGCCCAAGTACATGTTCTGCGCGATGAACTGGTCCATCACGTCAGCAAGGCCGTAACCGGCTTCGTTCATGGACTGCGGGATGACGTTGCCCTTGGCCTGGCGGGCATCGACGTCGTCCACTTCGAAGGAGAAGTACTTCGACTGGTCCACGATCAGCGTGCGCTGGGAATCGTTGACCTGCTCCGGGACGATGTTGGTGACGTTCGGCACGTACGTCTGGATGGTGGGACGGCCCACGGAGGTGATGCGGACCGAGTCGCCGGCGGCGCTGATCTCGCCCTCCCAGTCACGGTTGACGCAGTCACCGAAGACGAGGACCTTGCGGGTGGCTACCAGGAGGTTGGCGGACCAAATCTCCGGGCGGAAGTTAATGAGAGACATTTGCTAGCCTTTCGGGGTTATCCGAGCAGGGAGCGAAGCAGGCCCTTTTCCTGGGCTTCTACGATCTGTTCGGGTGTCATGGTTTTGAGCTGCTGCTCGGTGATTTGGCCTTGCTCGCCGGACCCGCCGCCGAGTTCTACGCCGCTCGCTGCTGCCGCCCGGGCTGCTTTGAGTGATTGGTTTGCCGTGACCGCTGCCTTGATGGCTTCGGAGACGGCGTTCCCGTCAGCGGGGTCCAGCCCCTTGACGGAAGTCATGAATGAGTTGGAGTCCAACAGTTTGGCCGGGTCCGCGCCGTGCGCTGCTGCGGCTTTGAAGATCGCCAGCTCCCGGGCCGTGGAGGCCTTGGCTTCCCGCTCCGCTGCGAGGTCGGCGGCGAGCTTGGCCGGGTCGGGGATGGCCTCGCCTTCCTTGGTGAGGCCCAGCTTCTTGAGGAGCTCGTTGCGGGCTTCCTCGGCGGCGGCGTTCTTGGCGTTGATCCGCTCGTCGCCGTTCTGCTTGCGGAGCTTCTCGATCTCGGCGCGTGCCGCTGCCGGGTCATCCCAGATGTTCTTCTGTTCGCCCTGCTGCTGGCCATCACCGGCGCCGGAAGCGTTCCCGGCCCCCTCGGTGCCGCCCTGCTCCTGCTGGCCGCCCTGTGACCCTTCGCCACCGTCCCCGCCTTCGCCTTCCTCCATGACGGCATCCCCAAAGGTCAGCCGGTGGTGGGCGAGCAGGGCGTCAATGCCGCCCGGTGCGTAGGGGTCGATGCCGTGGATGGTGCGTGTCATGGTGTCCTCCCGGGACGGTTGTGAGTGGTTAGAGCCAGCCGAGGCTGATGAAGTAGCGTTCGAAGTCCCCTGGCGTGACCAGTTCGGGGATGTCCGGGAACAGGTGGAACCCGGCCCGGGTGTAGATGTCGTCGGAGAGCTGCGAGCAGTTCTCGTTCGGCCGGCGTGCGAGCCAGTTCGCCACCCATTCGGGGACTTTCCGGCCGGTCAGGCGCTCCCACAGCAAGGGCGGGTAGATCGCGTAGTTGTACGGGGCGCCTTCGTAGTCGGCGGCCGCGTCCCGGATCCGTTCCCGCTGCTCCGTGGTGAGCCCGAACCGGGACCAGTCCACACTGGGGTAGTCGCTGATCAGCCGGCACCGTGCACCACCGGGTTCGGCGCTGATGCACATGTCCTCGGCGACGGCGACCACGACGTGGTGGGTGTGGGAGCGGGTGGCCCATTCGATGGCTTTGCCGATCCAGCCGGTGGAGTGGCGGCGGAGGCCGATCTGTCCGGTCAGCATGTGATCTGCATGGGTGCGATGTGGCCGTGAACGGGACAAGTCCGGCCGGTGACACTGGACCACGGCTGCATGCATATGCAGAGGGAGGCCATGAACTCCACGCCGTAATCCCGTACGCACCGAGCAGGCATGACGTACCCGGAGGCTGGTTGTGCCCAGTTCATTCCCGATCCAGCATCGAATCGGACCAGCCCGCCTTGACGTTCAGACATGCCCGCCTCCTACTTGTTGCCGAGGTTTAGTTGTTCCCGCCGTGGACGGCGCATGAGCCCGGTCTGGGCGATGTGGGCGCGGATCCTTGCCTGACCGGCACGGGCGAGCCGTTCGGCACGTTTCCGGTCCAGGTCGGTGAGGGCGCCGAGGGCTTCGTGCTTCGCCGCCCGGACGGAGCGTTCCAGGGCGCGGAGACGTTGGGTGTCCTGGTAGCGGCGTTCGTGGGCGTCCGTCCATTGCGGGACGGTGCGGAGCATCGTGACTCCGGGAAGGTAGGCGACGAGGGTGTGTTCGCAGTTGGGGTGGAACAGGCCCGCCGCCATGGCTTCCTCCACGGTTGCGGAGACTTTGAAGGTCACGTGTTCGTCCCGGTCCGCCGCCCACGTCGTGACCTGCGACTCACCGCCGGCACTGAGGACGCGTCCTTGCCAGGGCAGGCACAGCGGGCACGGGCGGGCCGTGTCCGAGACGGTGAAGTAAGTAACCCCCATCGCGGTCAGCCGTGCCTGATGCGAGGCGTTGTACGCTCTCATGGCGGCGGTGCGGGTGGCCATTTCCACGTAGGTGGACAGGTTCCAGTTCCGCCCCGCCTTGTCCACGAAGCCGGTGACGCCGCGGGACATGAGCTGCCGCCACGCCATCGCCTGAGCCTCCTGCGGGGTGGCGCCGAGGACCTGCTCGGTGGCCCCGGAGGCAACGGCGGCACGGTAGGCGTCGTCGGCGAACCGGGTGATCCGCAACGACGTATTGGCCAGCTTGGACTCCAGGTCCTGGGCGATCATCCGGGCCGACAGCATCCCATGATCAACAGCCCCCAACGAGGGTTCGTTGAACAGGGCACTGAGGCGTTCACTGGTGCCGGTCACGGCAGCCAGTTCTGCCATGGCGTCGGCGGACCCGGCAGCAGCAGCCTGTGTGGCCATCTGCTGCACCAACGGGCCCGCCTCGGCCTGCACGTCGATCGCGATGCGGGTGGCGAGGGACCGCATCCTGCCCAGCATGTCCGGCCCACCCTGCCGGGCGATGGCGGCTATGCCGGTGATCAGTTCCGTTTCGGCGTCCGTGTACAGGAGGATGACCGCGCCGGCCAACACCACCTGCGTGGTCGTCGCCGACTGTTGCTGTGGCTGTTCGGACACTGTTTAGCCTCCGAACTGGCCGTGATACCCGCGCTGCTTGAGCTTCGACTTCGGTGTTGCCTTGTTCGGGGCCGAACCCTGCGTGGTGCTGACCGCCTCGGAAGCTGACAGCGTGTCATCCGGGTTGTTGTCCGGTTTCTTGGTGGGGTCTTCCACGAGGATCCCGTTCTCGAGCTGGATCTCCCGCACTTCCTCCATTACGTCG